TAAAAACTTTAAATGGCCCATGGCCAAAAGCTTTGTATTTTAATCCTAATTCAGATTCAGGTAACGTATTCGTATGGCCTAATCCTGCACAGGGAGAAATTCATATGTTTGCTCAAACTATATTTAGAAACTATGGTTCTATTAATGACGATGTAAACCTTCCACAAGGCTATTCTATGGCACTACGTTGGTGTTTAGCAGAGCGTTTAATGCCTATGTTTGGAAAGTCATCAGCCACTCAAATTGCTATGGTTAATGCGTTTGCAGCGCAAGGTAAGGCTACATTAAAACGCACTAATATGAAGCCTATGCAATCCGCAAGATTTAATGACGCACTATTATCTAGCCGACAAAAAGATGCTGGTTGGATTCTAACAGGTGGTTTCTTTAGATAATGGCAGATTTTGGCTTTGTTGGCCCTTCCTATGAAGCACCTTCTATTTATCAGGATGCTCAAGAATGTATTAATTTCAGACCTGAAATTGATCCTTTAAAACAACCTGGTCAAAGAGGTGTTGTAGCTTTATACCCAACGCCTGGTCTTACATCCACAATAGTTTTTGAAAATAAACAAGAAGTTCGTGGCATGAGAACTGTATCAGGCGGTCAATATATGGTCGCTGTTGTAGGCCCTTATGTTTATGTTTTAACTTCAAACTTTGTGCCTACAATGATAGGTCAATTAAATTCTAGCTTTGGTCGTGTAGGTATATCTGATAATGGGATTAATGTTTATATTGTAGACGGAAGTTATCGTTACACATGGCGCATATCTAATCCTGCAAGTGCAGTTTTTATAGGATCTATTTCAGGCACAACGCTTACAGTTACAGCAGTTAAAAGTGGCTCTATTGGCGTAGGGCAATCATTATTTGGTTTGGGAGTTACTTCAAACACAGTTATTACTGCTTTAGGCACAGGATCAGGAGGAACAGGCACTTACACAATTAATAATACTCAAACAGTTGCAAGTGAAAATATGAATTCTGCTGCTGTTGCATCAACAATAACAGCTTCTATGTCAGGTTTTACTATGACAGTTACAGTTACTTCAGGAACGTTATATCCAGGCCAAACAATTGAAGGTGTAGGAGTTACCGAAAACACTATTATTACAGCTTTAGGAAATGCATCCGTATTAAGCGAAACTATTGCTACAGGCGGCTCAGGATACGCTGTAAATGACACAGTTACAGTATTAGGCGGTGTTTATGGCACAAGCCCTGCAACTTATACTGTATCCTCTGTAAGTTCAGGTGCTGTTACAGGATTAACAAAAACAAACGCTGGCTCTTATACTTCACAGCCTATTAATAATGCCTCTACATCATCAAGCGGTGCAGGCACAGGATTAACGCTTACATTAACTTTTGGCACAGGCACAGGTAGCACAGGAACATATCCTATAAGCGCATCTCAAACAGTTGCATCCACAACAATGTATGCTTTAAACTTTAGCGTTTTACCTTCAAGCGATGGAGCTTTTGCTGGTGGCGAAACTGTAGATATTGTTGATAATTATTTTGTTTATAATAAGCCTAATTCACAATTTTGGGCTGCAACTGATCCATTAAGCCCTATTACACCAGCTTTAAGTTATTCATCTAAAGATGGAGCGCCTGATAATTTAGTATCTTTAATTGTAGATCATAGAGAAGTTTATTTATTAGGTGAAGCTTCATCGGAAGTATGGGTTGACGTTGGATCTTTCCCTTTCCCATTTCAAAGAGTGCCTGGAACATCAACACAACATGGTATTGCAGCCAAATTTTCAATGGCTCGTTTTGGCAATAGCTTTGCCTATGTATCAAGAAACAATCGTGGTGAAGCACAAATTATGCAAATGAATGGGTATGTGCCAACTCGCATTTCTACCCATGCTGTTGAGCAAACATTATTAAATAAATATATAGATGACGCTATTGCATGGACTTATCAACAAGAAGGCCATGAGTGTTATGTTGTTACTTTTCCAACATTAGATTTAACTTGGGTGTATGACTTGGCTTCAGGAATGTGGCATAAATGGTTATCTGTTGACAATAAAAACGTATTTCATAGACATCGTGGAAATTGCTGTGCTGTGTTTCAAGGAAAAGTTTATGTTGGCGATTATGATAATGGTCAAATTTATTTACTTGATCCTTCAAACTATACAGATAATGGCCAAGAAGTGCGTAGACTTCGCAGAGCGCCTCATCTTGTTTCAGACTTGCAACGTCAATATTTAGAAGAGTTACAAATACAATTCCAACCAGGCGTTGGCAATCAATCCAATCCAGGTCAAATACCACAAGCTATGTTACGTTGGTCTAATGATGGCGGCTCTACATGGTCAAACGAACATTGGACTTCTATTGGTAAAGTAGGACAATACAATAATCGTGCTATTTGGCGTAGATTGGGTTGGGCTAGGGATCGTGTTTTTGAGGTTGTAGTTACAGACCCTATAAATGCGGTTATAATATCAGCTAATTTAAAAGCTTCAGTAGGTGAAAACTAAATGGCTCAAAATAATGGTATTTATGGCATTAATAGAACTAATCCATACCCACAAACAGAGTTTTTAGATACTGCTTCAAAAAGGCCAACAAGAGCTTGGCAACAATTTTTTTTAAATTTGCTTAATTTCACTAGTTCACCTACAGCAACTACAGGAACAGCAAATTTACCTGCTAAACCAGCAGGATTTATAAATATAGTTGTGGATGGTCAACCATATAAAGTTCCTTATTATAACGAATGATAAATGTTAAAATTGAGCCGTTTAGCGTAGTTAAAGAAAATCAACACTTAATTAAAGAGCATTGGGATGAAGTGGCTGAATACGACAGCTTTAACAGAGAATTAAACGTAGATTGGGAAATGCTAGATTTGTTTGACCAAGCAGGCAGACTAATCACAATAGTTGCAAGAGAAAATGATGCAGTTGTAGGATACGGAACTTTTATTATACAAAGTCATTTCCATGCAAAAGATGCTTTATGCGCCCACAATGATTCGCTTTTTTTAAAAAAAGAAAGCAGAAAAGGCCGAGCAGGTATTTTATTAATTAAAGAATCACAAAAAATATTAGGTGAATTGTATCCTAATGTAATTGTAATGTGGCACGTTACAGCTTTAAGAGATTTTGGTAATTTATTATTAAAATTAGGTTATAAAAAATTTGAAACAATTTATGCTATAAGGGCAGGAGTTTAATATGGGTAGTGTAGTCGGTTCAATCGCAGGAAGTGTTGTTAGTAGTGTTATTGGAGGAAGAGCTTCAAAAAGCGCAGCTCAAACGCAAGCAAATACTGCTAGAGATCAAATGCAACTTCAAAAAGAAATTTTTGATATTCAAAACGAACAACAAGCACCATATAGAGCGCAAGGTTATAGTGCCTTATCACAAATTGGATCAATGTTACCTGGCACATATCAACAATATGATGCTGAAGGCAATCCTATTGGCACAGGCATAGGATCAGGATATCTTACCCAACAATTTACTAATCGAGATTTAAATGCTAATTTAGCGCCCAATTATCAATTTCAATTGGAACAAGGTTTAGGTGCAACTAGAAACGCAGCAAATGTAGGCGGTGGTCTTTTAGGTGGAAATGTTCAAAGAGGACTTCAAGATTACGCTCAAAACTTTGCAAGTAACGCCTATCAAAATGCTTTTGCAAACTTTCAAGGTCAACGTTCTAATATTTATAATACTTTAGCTGGTATTGCAGGTATTGGACAAACAGGTCAAACAGCAACTAATCAAATGGCGCAAAATTATGGAACTAATGTGGCTAATCTTGCTACAGGTTCTGCCGCCGCTCAAGCAGCAGGTATTGTAGGATCTGCAAATGCATATTCAGGCGCAGCTAATAATATTGGTAATTTATTTACATTAGGAAATATTTTAAATCCTGTTTCAGGTGGCGGTGGTTATTTTGCAGGCAGCCCTGCTTATGCACCTGGTTATTCATCATTAGCGAATGCACCATATCCAAACTTTAGCGTAGCATAAGGACAAATCATGCCATTTAATATCGATCCTACAATACCTTTAAAAGTGCAACCGCCTCAAAACTTAAGTTTGCCTGAAATGTTAAACCTTGCTCGTGGCGCTCAAGATTACAGACAAAGACAACAATTAAATCCAATTGAGTTGCAACAACAACAACTTCTATTAAGCAATCAAAAAATTGATAACTTAAATAAACAATTTACTGCTATTGTGCAAAATTCAGCAGATTTAATGGCTGATCCTGATCTTACAGTTGATAAAATTGTTAATCGTGCTAAACAAGTTAATCAAAGCTTTGGCGGTGACGATAAATCACTTCAACAATATCTTATTGGGTTGCCCATGGATAATGACCCTAAAAAACTTAAATCTTGGCTTGCTATGGAACAAGGCAAGGTTTTATCTGCACAATCACAATTAGAAAAACTTTATCCTGCTGGCATCCTTCCAGGCCAATTGCCTAATGTATCAGTAGAAAATCAACCTGGTGGTCCACAAACAACGCAAACACCAACGATGGGTGGCGCACAAGAGCAGCCAAGCGTAACGCAAGAGCAAATGAGTCAGTCTGTTTACAATAAACCTGAAAAATTGCCTTACCCTGTAAGAAATCCTAACACGCCTTATTTGCCATTTCCTACTGAACAAAAAGATCAAGAGGATGGATTTAAAATGCGTAATAGTTTAGTTTCAAGACAATCTAACTTAACAACTGATCGCAGAAATCTTTCAGAAGCAAAACAAGTTGCTAAAGAATTAGAAAAAGAAGAATGGGCGCAAGGCGCTGGTTTTGGAGGTATGGTAGGTAGAAATATATCCACATTTTTAGGCACAGAAATGGGTATTAAATACAGACAATTATCTAAAGATTTAGCTAACGTTCAAATATCCAATATTCAAGCTAAAGGCGGTTCTTTAGATACAGTTGCAGGCCAACAATTAACTAAAATGGCAAATGGCGATGAAACATATCCTCCAAAAGTATTGCTTAACATTATAAGCAGAGCGCAAGCTGACATGACTGAATTAGATAAAAAAGCTAACGCAGCTCAAAAGTTTGTTTCACGTTTTGGCGACAATAATATGAAAAAATTTCAACAAGAATGGCAAAAAAATGCTGATTCAAGAGTATTTGAGCTTTATAACATATTTAATGATTCTGACATGACACAATCAGAAAAAGAAAAAGCTAGAGATAAAATATTACCGAAAGACGCTAAACAACGTAAGCTATTCCAAGAAAAATGGAATAACATTCAAAAACTAGAACAAACAGGCTCATTATAAATGGATGAATTTAGTCAGTTTTTATCAGGTTCAGGTAAAGCTGCACCTAGCCCAACTAACGTTGGAAATATAAGACCTGTTGGAAGTTCTACAGGCTTTCAGCAATATGCAACTGCCGAGGAAGGCATTAAAGCTATTGACGAAAACTTAAAAGCTTATGGATCAAAACATAAAATTGATACGCTTCGTGGCGTTATTAGTCGCTGGGCGCCTCCAAGTGAAAATGATACTGAATCTTATATAAAATTTGTTTCTCAAAAAACAGGATTAAAACCTGATGAAAAAATTGATCTTACCAATCCTACTATTCGTCACATTATTAGTGGCCCTATTGTTTTACAAGAACAAGGACTTGAAAGATTAAAAGGTAAGATTCAACCTACAACTGAACAGCCTACATCACAACCTGTTCAACAACCTACTGATGACTTTTCTAGCTTTTTAGGCGGTGAAACACAAAAGGCTGAACCTGAAGTTAAAGCTGAAGCACCTAAAGCAAAACCTGTTAGACAAGATGTAATGCAAGCTGTAGCTCCTCAATCACAAAAAACTACTGTTGGCGCTTCAACAACTGCATTAGCAGACGTTATTCCTAATTTAGCTGCTACAGCCGCAGACATTGGTGCTTATACATCTGCAAGATATGGGTTAAAAAAGACACCTGAAGAGGCTAGAAAAATTGCAGACGTTTATTCTGAAGGCTTTAGAAGCCCATTTGCAAAAATGACAGGTCTTGCTGGGACAGAAGAGTATGCAAATGCACCTGTAAATAAAATAATGGATTTTATTGGTAGAAATATTGAAAAAGGCGCAGATTGGATTGCTAAAAACACAGGTATGGCAACTGAAGATGTGCAAAACATTATTAATGCAGGATCATTTGTTGTGCCTGAAGTTGCTGGTAGAGTATATGGCAAAGCAAAAGGCAAGCCTGTTGGTGAAACATTTACTGAACAATTTGCTAAACGTAAAGCAACTGAAACAGGCGTAGAAGCTCCAAAAGAATTTAAATCACAAATATCTGAAGATGTATTGCGTGATGTTAGGCTTAAAAAATCTTCAGAACTACCTGTCCCTGTAGAATTAACAGAAGGCCAAGCATCACAAAACCCTGTGCTTATATCTCGTGAACGTAATGAGCGTGGTTTTAAAGAAGCCCATGCACAAAGATTTAATGAGCAAAATAGAGCATTACAAGAAAACGCTAATATTATTAAACAAAACGTAGCACCTAATGTATTAACAACTGATTACGTTGCAGACGCTACTAATTTAATTGATTCAGTTAAAGCTATTAAAGAAGCTAATAAAACTAAAACTCAAGAGGCTTATAAAGCATTAGAAGATGCAGCTGGCGGCAAATTTCCTATTGATGGTAAAAAGTTTGCTAATAACGCTATTGAAAAACTTACAGCCGAAGATAGATTAGATTATTTACCTTCTACTATTAAAAACAAATTAGATTCTTATGCGGCAGGCTCTAAAGAAATGAATTTTAATTTATTTGAAAATTTACGTTCAGATTTAGCGGCTGAAATGCGTAAAGCGGATAGAGCTGGTGACGGCAATATGAAAAACGTTTTAAGCGTAGTAAGAAATGAATTAGAAAACTTACCTATGCAAGAAGGTGATGTTGCATTAAAAACATTAGCAGATAACGCTAGAAAAACTGCTAAAGCAGACTTTGATCTTGAAAAATCAAATCCTCTTTATAGCAAAGTATTAAATGAAGCGGCTGATAGCAAAGATTTTATTCAAAATTTTGTTATTAGGTCAAAAAATGCAGACTTTGTAAAGTCAGTTGATTTATTAAAAAATGATCCTATTGCATTAGAACATTTGCGTTCAGGCACAATGGACTATATTATTAGAGAATCTACAGACGCAAGTGGAAACTTTAGCAATGCTAAATTTACTAAAGCTATTGAAAACCTTAATGTAAACAAAAAATTAGATGCGTTATTTGGTGAGAACTCTAAACAATTACAAGATTTAGCTGAAGTTGCAAAAATTGTAGAAGCAAGACCAAAAGGTTCTTTTGTCAATGAATCAAATACAGCTACAGCTTTAGGTTCTATGGCTAAACAATATGGTGGCGAATTAATAAGACGCATACCTGTTGTTGGCGCTGTTGTAGAACCTGCTGCACAAGTATTGCAACAAAGAAAAATTGCTAAAGAAGTTAAAAAATCTTTAAACCCTAAACCAAAAACAAAACTTACAGATATAGGAAAATAATATGGCAGTTAATTTATCACCAATAGGAAATGGCGTTAATTTTTTAGGAGTTGATGGACTTCCTTTAAATGGCGGTTTGCTTTATTCATACCAAGCAGGATCTAGCACGCCATTAGCAACTTATACTGACGTTAATGGATTAATTCCTAACGCAAATCCAATTGTATTAAATACAGACGGAAGAGTTCCAAGTGCTGTATGGCTGAGTGAGGGATTTAATTATAAATTTCTTTTAAAAACATCCGCAAACGTTACAATTGCAACATACGATAATATTTATGGCATTTTAGGAACAATTCCTGCTTCAGCACCTACATTGCCAAGTGGCGTTATTATTTTATGGTCGGGCGCTATTGGCTCAATTCCTGCTGGTTATTATTTATGTAACGGATCAAACGGAACACCTGATTTAAGAGATAGATTTGTTATAGGCGCAGGAAATTCTTACTCAGTTGCTCAAACAGGTGGTTCAGCCGATACAATTCTTGTAAGTCACACGCATACAGTTAATGATCCAGGCCATGATCATAATGTAACTGGTAATTATGGTTCTAGCGGATCTGGTGGAGGAACTATGGTTGCTGATGTAAATACAGTTGAAACTAGATTAACTGCTGTTACTGATGTAACTGGAATAACTATTAACTCAACAGGCACAAGTGGCACAGGCGCTAATATTCCTCCTTACTATGCACTTTGCTACATAATGAAATCATAAAACTAATAATGGAATTTCAATCTTTATTTAATATTTTAGCTGGTGCAGCTTTAACTGTTATTGGGTGGTTTGCTAGACAGCTATGGGATGCAACTCAAAAACTTAAAGAGGATTTATCAGACCTTGAATTAAACATATCTGAAAAGTATGTAAAAAAATCTGAAATTTCTGCAAGGTTTGACAAAATTGAATCAATTCTTGAACGTTTGTTTACTAAACTTGAATCAAAGCAAGACAAATGAAAGAAGCTGTAAGTTTAATTTCATTTATTGTAGGTCTTTTAATAGGTGCATTTTTAGCTTTAGCTATGGATTATGCTTTTGCAGCGGACACTAATATAACAACAAATATGAAAGGGATGCCTGTTCCTTCAGCTATTGCACCTTCTATTTCCACTATGAATCCCAAAATATGTAAAACAGGCGTAAGTGGCGGAGCTAACACAGGTGTTGTTTCTATTAGCGGTGGATTTACAGTTGAAGATGAAAATTGCGCAAGAGTAGTTAAAGCTGAAACGTTATCTAATTTAGGATTAAAAGTAAGTGCCGTAAGTTTAATGTGTCAAGATGAAGCTACATGGGAAGCAATGGAAATGGCAGCTAGCCCTTGTCCTTTTGGTGGCGCTTTAGGCGATGTTGCTAGAAGAGCATGGTTTAAACGATACCCTGAAAGATTCTATAAATTATATGGTTCGGATTTTAAGCTTCCTGTTATTGCTGATAAGCAGTAACGCTTATGCTTGGTATTGCACTTATGTTCCTGATAACAACGGATATATAACAAATTTACAATGCTATGACATAGATGATGCAACTGCGCTGACAGGATATTGGTGTCCTTATCATCCTAATGATCCAATATGCGAGCCTTATAGGCAACCTGTTTGCACAGACGCTACAGAAACTAGAACTTTGTCATGCCCTGTTAATTATTCAGGTGCGTTAAATGAGGTTAGATATTATACTTGTAGCACAAGCAGTTGGTCGGCTTGGCAAGATACTTCAAATAATTGCGTTGCTGATCCACCAACTTGTGTATCAACAACAGAAACAAGGACTTTATCATGTTTAACTGGCTACGAAGGATTGATAACGGAGTTAAGAGTTTCTCAATGCTCCGATCCGTATGGTTTGCCAACTTGGACATCTTGGTCGGAAACATCCAATACTTGCAAGATGACATTAGACAATCAAAACAATGTATCAAGCCCTGTGAGTGTGATAAGTCCTGTGAATCCAAACGGAATACTCAGCACAAGTGTTACGCCTACGATAACAGAATCTGTGATTGCACAAACAGAACCTGTCCAGACGTTTAGTAACGCATTAAATAGCACTACAAGTGAGGTTAAATCTGAACCTAAAAAAGAAGATGTAAAATCAGAAAATAAAAAAGATGTAGAAATTGTGCCTGGATTAGGAATAGTTTTAAGTTTGGCTTTACTACAAAGCCCAAATAATTTAACTCAACCACCTATGGTTGACTCTTACAATTTAACACAGGAAAATGATTATGGACTTCAACAAGGAATTTATATGGGGCTTATCACTCAAACAAGTATTTTTGATAGGTTCAACGCTTATAGCAGTCGTAGGAACGCCAATTTATTATGGAATTACGACTTTCAACAAAATGCGTTCAGTCGTTGATTCATACGATGAAAGCAAAGTGCAAGCATTAGAAATACAAATGAAAGCTCAACAAGAGCGTTTATTAGCTATACAAGATTCAAGTATTAGGATTAATGAAAAAGCTTCTGACGCAATTGCATTGGCTCGTGAAACTTCAGCTATTGCTCGTGGATCACAAAGAGAAGTTGAAGCTTCATTGTCAAGTGTTCGTTCTGAAGTTAAAGCTCAAATAGATGGCTTAAACACTCAAATGAAAGCCATACAAAAATCAATGACTAACCCAATAGGAAATTAATATGCTTACCCTTATATCATCTTTACTATCATTTTTTAGTGGCGGATTGCCAAACATTCTTAACTTTTTTCAGGATCGTTCTGATAAAAAGCATGAGATTGAAATGTCAAAGCTTCAAACAGAAAAAGAATTGCAAATGGCTGAAAGAGGATTTATTGCTCAAGCTAAAGTAGAAGAAATACATTTAGAACAATCCCAAGTGGAAGCTCAAGCGCAAGAGCGTAGTGCTTTATATCAACATGATATTGAAATAAGCAAAGGCGCATCAAGATGGGTAGTTAATATTAGAGCTTTAGTAAGACCTGTTATTACTTATGGTTTATTTAGTTTGCTTGTGTTTGTAGAAGTTTTTGGTTTCTTTTATGCTATTCGCACAGGCGTTGATTTTCAAATAGCTATGAATTTATTATGGGATGACGAAACACAAATTATTTGGGCTTCAGTTGTTTCATTTTGGTTTGGAACACAAGCGTTTAAAAAATGAAAATCTGCGATAAAGGTTTAGCTATTATTAAGAAATATGAAGGCTTTTATAATAAGCCCTACCTATGCCCCGCTTTAATTTACACAATAGGTTACGGTCATGTCTTATATCCTGAACAAGCACGTTTACCATTAGCGCAAAGAAAAGCATATCCATTAAAAAAAGAACATAACAGAGTGTGGAGTAAAGAAGAAATAAATGATTTACTCATTAAAGACCTTGCACGATTTGAAAAAGGAGTTACTTTGTTATTTCCTGCCTCTTATCCATTTACTCAAGGTATGTTTAGCTCGCTGACCTCCTTTGCGTTCAACTGCGGCACAGGTTTGCTACAACGTTCTACTGTTCGCTCTGCTTTATTGCGTGGCGATAAAAAAATGGCAGGTGAATCATTATTGAAATATAATCGTGGCGGTGGTAAAGTATTAGCAGGTCTAGTTAAACGTAGGCAAGATGAATATAATTTATTAATGACATAGGACAAAACATGGCAACTAAAATGATACTTGAGGAATTAAAGCCTCTTATTAGACACGAGAAAAAAGAATATATTGTTGAGCGTGAAGTTAAAGAGCTAAAAAAAGAATTAAAGGCTCATATGAAAGCTCCAATGTCTAAAGCGCATCCTAAAAAATAGTGGATGAGTTTGCTCTTGTATGTGTGTCGTTTGTCACTACTATGTGCATTCTTTGTATTCTTAGCATTCCTTTACGTTTTATTTTAGAATACGTTATTTGCTATTGGTAAATAAAAAAGGGCATTTCTGCCCTTAATTAATGGTGGATAAGTTTTTCTGAGGAACGCTATTCACCTATAAAAAGTTATACTTTTGTATAACTTATTTATTCATTACATACATTGTAACTTCGAAACCAAAACGCATTTCAGTAGCTGCTGGAGTTGTCCACATAATATTTGTCCTTTATCTGTAACAAGCAAAATTACTTGTTACGCAAATTATGGTCTTTTTGCAAGACAAAGCCATCAAGAAAATCATTATTTATCTTTAAGTCGCTCTGATATTAAAGTGGCATAGCCAGCAATATCTTCCCAATGGTCAGCATGATTATGGTTTCCGTAAATAATACGGCTTAATTTAACTAGAATCATATGGATAGATTCTCGTTGATCCGCATCTAATTCTTGCCAAATATATAATTCAACTAAATTTTCCATGATTTCTTGAATCCATATGGATTTTATCTCAAAATCACCATGAGTTTTCTCACGCTCTTCTAATATAGGGCTATTTCGCATTTTAAAGCCTCTTAGGATCAAAACCGTAAATGGTGGATATTTGGTCAGCCAACTTATAAAAAGCCTTGCCATGCGCATCCCAATGCTTATAACCTTTGTTATAAAGCGCAAGGTGACACATTTCATGCAATAAAGTTTCTGAAATCGTAGAAAAGTGCAAACAACGGCCTTTTGATATTTCTATAGTTAAATGAGGGTCGCAGTTAAAATAACCATAGGCGGTTGAATCATTAATTATTTTCCATTTTATTTTTCTAGCGGTGGGTAGCTCGTAGCGATCAAAAGGTGGCATGAGTCTAAACGCTGAATAAAGGGCTGATATATATTTAGCGCTTAATAATGTCATTTTTTAACCTTTTTTAAAGTTTCATGCAAATTGTTTTCATTCTTTTTATATAAATCAATGACTTGAGTGAAAACAAATGTAAAATATACTTTACAAAATTAACCTTTCCAACTAACCCATTCTGATTTATCTGAATTTTCAAACGATACATCCACATTGACAGGCATTGAAAAAGTAATGCCATGATAAGGATGCGTTATCCATAAAGCTTGCCTTGGTGGTTCAAACCCAAAGTTATTGCTATAGGCATATTCACAATACCCTTTTAGCGATCCGTTTACAATAAGTCTTTCTAATTGTATTAATTGGTGAAAGTGACCAATTATCATAGTATCGTATTCCATATCAATTTGGGCGTTCCTAGACCGCTTTTTATGGTCACCACGAATGATAGGCCCTAAAGCACCAATTACTCCGTCACCGCCTCTAAACTGATCGCCATGCGTTAATAGGTATTTATGATTGTAAATAGCATATAAAGCGTCAGGGCCGTCAGGTATATGAAAAGACACTCGGCTATCGGTTTCAAAGTGTTTAGCTAAAAATTGGTAGGTTAGCCAATCAAAAGAGGTGAAGTTACGGCCTTTGTTTCTAATCTTATGGGTATTACGGCCATGGTTGCCGCCTACGCATGGCACAAATACTTTGCCAAAATGATCTGCCAACGTAGATATGCACCAAATTAGCACACCAAACAAGTCTATAACTACAGGCATAATTTCTGCGTCATTGGTGGCCATCAACTCTTCGTGAATATCACCTGACACCATGTCACCGCCTAAAGCTAATACAATGCCTGGATATTTTGGATTGACCATATGATTATTTAAAAGATCAATTGCCACTTCAATCATTTTTTTAGCTCGCTTGTGAGCTATTTTCATATTATATGAATTGACGTTATTAACTTGGTTAGGATCAACGTTTTCACCCCAATGCCAATCTGATGCAAATAATGTAGGAACGCCTGGAGCTGATTTACTTAAACTAGGTTTGGATAGCCAGCTAGGTGG